TTCCACCGTTGCGCTGCCGTAGGCTTTCACCGTTGCGCTGTCGCAGGCTTTCACCGTTGCGCTGCCGTAGGCTTCCACCGTTGCGCTGCCGTAGGCTTTCACCGTTGCGCTGTCGCAGGCTTTCACCGTTGCGCTGCCGCAGGCTTTCACCGTTGCGCTGTCGTAGGCTTCCACCGTTGCGCTGCCGCAGGCAAATGAAGAAGTTTTAACCTTATGTATGCCTCGGATGTAAATACCAGCTTGCAATAATTCTTCTTCGGTAAAGTTATCTTCCAAGTATTCAGCATCAACTATTTTTTCGTCACTAAATACCCAAAACCAATTTTCGGTAATAGCCATCAGTAAGTCAGCTTTAGTTTCGCTTCTTAATCCCATTGCATAACCTCTTTGACACGCTCCTGCATTTTTAGCGCGGGTTAATAGGTCTCCTTTCAGTTCTTCGAATGCTTTCATCGTATATTCATGTTAATTAGTAAAATGGGAGGATAAGGGTGGACTCGAACCACCAATCAGCATTATTTACGAGCAGACCCCTGATTTACGGGCAGCACTACATTTGTTTTTCGAGGTGTAACAGCCTCTTTTACAATACCATTCTGTCACTTATCCATGTTTGCCCGCCATATCTTCACAGACTGAGCAGGCAGGTTAACAAAGTTATACTTCGATGATTACGATGTCCGGTGCAATCTGTCTGATTTGCTTCAGTTGTTCGTCAATCACCTTATTCTTGTATTCTTCAATGGCTTCATTTGCACCAGCGGACACAAGAGAAAGAGATACATCACGACCGTCCACATCAGCGTAAATCTCAACTTCTATCTCTTCGTTGGCAAAACCTTTGAAAAGAGGAATGTTTAGTTTGAAAGATTTTGGAAGGTTGGAATCAACCACCTGTGAGTAATTATCCACTTTGCTTCCGTTTTCTTCTTTACTACGCTCAATGTCTTGGTTTACCTTTGCTTTGAAGCTCTTCAAAGTAGAAACAAGCATCATGTTCTGCGACTTGTCAGTAAAGAAAGCTCGGTGCATCTTCAAAAACTGTGATAATTTGATAGGTTCCCAATTCTTATCTGTATTGATGCCGAACTCCAGCATTTCTTTTGAAGGCTGCAAAATGCCGTTGATTTCTGTCTGATAGTAGCTGGTTTCATCAATCGTCAGAGCCAGCCCCATCTTATCACGGTTTACGATAATGTTCGTCTCTTTCTGATTAATCAGTTCGACACGTTTCTCTAACCATCTGAAAGGTGCGTCTATTGTTCCATTGATAACCACTCTTTCCGGTTCTTTCGGGTCAAGTGCTACGGGTGCTTTACCTTCTCTTAACACTACTTCGATAGGTTTGCCGTTATAATCTTTCGGCACAACCAAGTTGATTTTGTTTTCGCTCATGATTCTGTTCCTGTTTTACGATTAATATTAAAAATAGTTCTTTGCATTTCCTGCGGCATGATAGGACGGGAATAAACCAGCTCACCAAGTTTGTTGTAATACCCGGCCATTTTTTCTTCATGATAGAGAATCTTCACACACTCTTCATTTTCAACATATTCAGAGCCTTTCTTTATGTTTTCAAGAAGTTCCTGTTTTTTTTCATTTAAAGGCTTTAATTCAGCCTTAAATGCTTCCATAGCTTCTTTTTTCTCTATCTCAATATCATTGATTTTGATTGAGGTTTCAGCAAGAGATTCTTTCTTTTGTGCTAATTCATCCGGTGTAAACCGATGTGTATAGCCAATCTCTTCCACTGCATCGGCATTGTCCTGTAGGAACTGCCATCTTTCCTTTTCGGGGATTTCTTGACCTAAAAATTTATCCATTATTTTTCATTTTAGAAATTAGTTCTTCTTTCATCCTCAGCATATTAGCCATTCCTTTCATTCGGGATTGAGCAGCAAGATACATCTGTTTGTATTTGCCAGCATCCTTCAAAGCACGCTCATACTTCGCTGTCTTTTCATCAGAAAATCTACCGGCACTATCACGGTTGTATATCTTGATTGGCTTTATCTCATTTCCGAATAAATCTTCCATAGCTAAATAAACTCTTTGTTACGTTCAATTTCTTGCTGGGCATAAATCAGCATTTGATGTTCATTTGCAGCTGGCAGATAGATACCTGCCACCGATGCGCTCCAATTACGGAAGCGGTCAATACTCAGGGTCATTTCACCTGTTGTCAGTTCGGCTGAACTGCGCAAGTAGATTACTTCCTTGCCCTTCTTGTTGACCGTTTTACGTTCAAATAAATCACGGTTGCAAGTCCTCTTATAGAAGTCTATTTTGGCTTCGTCAAGGCTGCAACCATACTCACTACCGAAATAGCCTAAAAGAAGATGTAAATAGCTGTTTTGGGCAAGCGTGCGGTTAGGTAGTTTCTTTTTCACTTCCACCACCGCACGTTCACTAAACAGCTTGTTTACATACTCCTTGAATTTGGGTATCTGATATTCATTCTTCAAATCGAACAACATATACTAAAAAGGTAAATCGTCCTTTGCATTACCATTTGCATCAACTGGTGGCGGAAAGTTCTGCGGTTGCTGATAAGTCGGCTGTGGTGCTGGTTGTTGTACTGGTGCATTCTGTGGGGATTGCGATACACCGCCACGCGCTTCTATTTTATAACACCGGATGGACACCATACGTTTAAGCTCCCCGTCCTGAGTAGACCAGGAACGCCCCTGTAGAACAAATGACACGGTAACAACATCACCGGTTTTAAAACGGTCCAGTTCGGTGCATTTATCGCCTGAGAACTCTAAGGGAATAATATTTTCATACTCGCTACGCTCCTTGGTATAAGGATCATAGGTGGTAGCGTCCAACAGGAACTCCCGTTTAGTGAATGTAGCTCCACTGTTTTTGGATTGGATTTGGACGGTATTGCTGATAGATAAAATACGTCCGGTTATTTTATTTGTCATAATCTATTTGGTATAAAAATCTTTAATTTGTTGAAATATCATTCCTCTTTCTTTAATATATTCTATAGTTTGCTCATCTCTTGAAATCCTCACTTTCGTAAAATCATCTTCTGATATTTTTCTATGAATATTCTCTTCATCGTTATAAGAATTAACACATAAGAACGTAAGAGTACATGAATTTAGCCCTGAGCAATACAATTGCTCCTGTACTTGATTGTAGTATGATTTATGCTTTTTCTTGAGATAGTCAAGTAACTTGGCGTTATCCCCTTTTATAGGCTGTATGTTATCGACATAATCGTTTAGATAAACAGTCTTCAACTCAATGAAATCATTCAATTTTCCTTCTTTTATCTCTGCAAAATCAAGAGAAGCCTTGAATACATCCATTTCTTTGCAATGAACGACATATTGAGGGAAATACCACATAGGCAAGAAAGCAAGAAATCTTTCCTCTAATATAGCACCGGTTCTAAGAGCGTCTATAGGACTGCATTTGGCATTATAATAAGGTTTTTCACCACTTACAAAACGCTGCATAAGAGAGATGTGAGATTTCGTATTCTTGCCTGATAATAATGCATGAATATCTCCACTTCCTATATACATTGTTTCTATCATACAATACCTCTCTTTCTCATACCATCATAAATCATTTCAATCTCTTTTGCATCAAGTTCCTCAATAGATCCTTTGTTGAACCGCTGAAGAAAACTGATGCATTTGTTATTGTCAGATAACAAGAAATTGCTCACTATAACTCTTTTTTCATCAAGTGTTTCCATCGTAAGCATCTCCTTTGATTTTACGTCATCCGGATCTTCACCCGTTGCTATTTTATATGCGTTTAGCAAAGCATATTTTCTTGCATAAGTAGAAGCCTTGCCAAATCCCTTATCTCCGCTATCAAGCCCACGCCCGAAACTTTCAACCTCTATATATTCCTCTGGTTTATCAAGATTGATGATCCTTACAGTCATCTTAACGATATCAGCATAAGTGATAGATTCTATATTTTCTTTTTTTATAGTCCTTATCACCTCTGATTTAATCAATTCTTGCTTAACTGGAATACTTACTATACCGTACTTCGTTTCGGCATCTTTCACACAAAGAGTAACATCTATATCCTGGACAGCCTTATAGGCATTACTACCAGCACCAACGGTCATATTTTTTTCGATGTTCTTTACCTCGTTGGAAACAGCCTGTATCTTTTGATATAAATTTAATCCGTCCATAACTATATGAATTAAAAGATAATTATAATTGTTTTCATCCTTTTATAAGAGTAGTATTATGCGTATCGGCTCAATCCTTGAACTTCACAAAGAGCATCATAATCCATACCACTGTCTTCAACCACAACAGACCTTGAAAGGATGGTTTCATAAGTCGCAATTTCTTCTTTTATCACCTCGATAATATCAGCCTTACAATCTACGTTGTAAACTCTACAGGCTGTTGCTTCATCCATGCTATCGGCTGCAAATAGGTCTTTACGAAGAGCATTTAAGCCCTGTTCTAATTCAAATTGTGTCATAATATCTATACGTTAATATACTTATTCATTTGTATTGTACATAAAGCTTGCTTTATTTCCGCTTTCGAATAATAGATAGGAGAATTTCGGCCGGAACCTTTTCGTTTACCCTTGATCAACCCCACATCCTCCATTTGCCGTATAAGCTCGGTATCCAAATTCATATTGACAAACCATCTGGCCACTTCTCTCCTACTGATGCTATCTTTTGTCGGTTCATAGCATTTCACCGCATTCATATACCCTACTTGCACCATATCAGATATTATATTCTTCAATTGGTATAAATCCAGCGTCACTTTCATTGGTATATTATATAAAAATTAAACATCATGGTAAGAAAAATGCCTGCATCACGCCTGATGCAGGACTTGATAATCTAAATCTAAAATTCTAAATAAATAAACTACCCTCGCGAGTGTGGACGGTACAGGATTCGAACCTGTCTTTCTGATATGCAGCGTTTCACCTAGAATACTTACCGCCCTGTCAGCCGCAAAACTGACATCGAGTTAAAAACGAAATTCACAATGTTCACCTTCACAGGCTACTTAACACGCAAAGTCTTAAAGGAACTTGGTAGATTTTGATAGCGCTCTTGCATCAGTTTACAGCTTCTCCTTTTTTAGTGAGCGGAACTCTACATTCCGGATGCAGACATGTTGGACATCTCCGTGTGAAGATGCACGGTACCGTACAATGGGGCAATCATGCAACTGCCCGAGGGGAAACAGTACGATGGAGTACCCGGCATGATAATCGTGAGCGTAATGCGCTGCTTGTAGGTAATGGGAAGCCTTTCACGATGAAAAATAATAATCAGCACAGATTTATGAACTAATGTAAAGCGTCCGATACAGTCCTATATGAATCGGTATAAAGTATGTAGTGTTGGGGGCGGCTACACACGCTTAACAAGATATACGAGATCGCCTCGCGTCAGTAGGCGGATTTCCTTCCCGTAAAATTCGGGCGAAGAAACGTATTGTTGCGTTGAAGGAAACAATTTAAATAGATGGTTATTCGGAAATTCCGAACAACCACCACCAAGGGATAAAATGGTCATAGGGAGCTAAGACTAAATGAACGGAAGTTCCAAGTGTACATAAGAATGGATGTCATCAAGACCGGTGCTGTTAGTAACAGATTGAGTAGTTTAAGAATCGTAGGATAACCAATATACGGACGAAAGCGAGAAAGCAGACGATACTTGTGCAGGTTCGAATCCTGCTTATCCCTCAACCCTTATAGTAATTTAAAATCATATATAATAACTATGAATAAAATAAGTAAAGCAGCGCTATGCGTGTCGGCAATAATAGTATTATTGGGATATGCCGGAAGTTTTGAATATGCGGAAGAGATAGTGTACTCTCTTACTGAAAAGCAATATGAAGCGATAAAGAATGATTTAGGAGGCAAAGCAAGTGATAAGCAAATAGCAATGAAATATCAAGAAAATAAAGAATATTATGACTCGATTAAGTAATAAGGAGAAAATTAATAATACAGAAATGATACCTTCAAAAGACAAACCGATCAGTAAAACGATCAATAACATGAAAGTTGGGGATGTAGAAAAGTTCCATATCTCTAAGAGCAGATCTGTTAAGAACAGAGTCTATGACTATAATATTGAGCACATTGAAGAGGGCTTCTTGTGTAAAACGTGTGTCGAAAGGGACAAATTTATTATATGTGTGAAAAGAGAAAAGTAAATATACGCCAAGTTCCTTTAAGACTTGTCCCCCAGAATTGATTTTTCAAATTTCTTTTGTATATTTGGAAATCGGTACTGAGATA